ACGGACCCGGACCCACGTCTCATGGCAAAAGAAATTGCGGCGGAATGTTCTAATCACTTCGCGGGCACGTTCGGAGTGATGCAGCCCGTGGGAGATCGCTGGGCAGGTGGTTGCATCGATCGGATCTGTGGCAGCCCGTGGTTGGGCCGGGACTTCTGTTACCGCGCGAATCAGGGTCATGGGCCTCTCTGGCACGAATATACGCATATGTTCGTCGATGAGGAATTACAGAACGTCGCCATTGTCCTGGGGGTTCTTTGGCAGCGCATGGATCTGACTCACCTTCATCATCAGTTCTGCCGAGTGGAGGACCGGGTCGATTGGGCTCATGGGCGTCAAGTGATGCCCGAATTTCTGCGCGAAGCCAACAGCCCCGCGCATTGGGAAAAGTTCCGCGCGTTGTTTCAAGCGCGTAAAGCCGCCGGGTTCCCCGGTTCGGACCCGCTGCCCGCATAAAGGCTCCACGAGAAAGGGAGAAACACAAAGAAAGAGGGTATTATGAGCACACCCATAACAGGTCCATCGCTTTCCGATCTGGTCAATGCAGCCGAATCCGCGCTGAACGCGTATTCGAACGACCAGACCACCATCGCGGCCGATCAGGCCAAGGTCACGTCCGCCCAGAACCAACTCGCCGCCGATCAAGCCACGACGCAGACAGACGGAGCCACGGCATATCAGGCTGTCGGCGCCGCAATCACGGCTCTCCAGGCTGTGCAGGACACGCTTCCGCAACCCGGCACTCCGCCCGCTTCAAGCTAACCCGCAACGCGAGAAGGGGCCGTGCTACCCCCCCGCTTTTCGGCATGGCCCCGCTCTTGAATCCCCCATGGACAACCTAAAGCGATTGACGCTGGTCGTAGCTGGCAAGGACGAAGCCAGCTTGCGCCAGTTTGACCTCACGCATATCGGGGCCGCAGAGTGCGTGCTGCTGGTCAACTACGGCAAGGTTCCGCTATCAGTAATCGGCAATCGCTTCCTCGACGCGTCCCTTCCACTATTCGGAATGGTCCATGCGGATGTCTCTTTCGGCCCGGCCGCCCTCGATGCTTTCGCCGATGCCGTTGAATCTGGAAACGTTTGCGGCGTGGTGGGCTGGAACTGCGATCTGAAACCGGGAGATCCGGGAGCGAATCCGGGAGACAAGGGCGGCCGCGCGGGCGAAGTGTGGGCCTATCAGAATCCCGGTCCAGTCTCGACGCTCGATTCGGCGGCGGTGTTTTTCCGCCGCGATTTGGGATTGCGTTTCGATGAGAAGATTTTCGATGGATTCCACTGCCATGTGGAAGACCTCTCTATCCAGGCGGCTGAGCGCGGCATTCCCGTGATTGTGCCGTCTGCGAATGCGACGCATAACTCAGCGTTGAATCCACCGGTTCAATGGCGGCGCGATTACGACGTTTATTATCGGCGGCTCCGGCAGAAATGGCCGCATGTCAGATTTGGAGTCACGTAGATGGTGGACGATGGCAGGCACAGAGAGCGTTTCGTTCGGGCGGGCGAGCGGCGCCGGTGAACATCGCCGGAAAGCGCGACGGTGGCCTGTATCGCCAGAAGCGACGATCCTGCAGCAGCGCCGTTCGTGACGATGGGATCCGGCAGCGGCGGAATCGTTGTCTCGACTATCAGCCTTTGCCCGCGCCGGTTCGTTTCCGGCGTATACCGGTACGAGAGATTCACGGCCTCACGTCGGTTCTGACGCGTCCGGCCGATTTTCCTATCAAGGAAACGCCTCGGAGTACCCGGTCACTCTTTGGGCTTCGGAAGCCGATGAACGTTCAAATTACCACCGTGGGCTGGACGGGCTGGTACCCGCGCGGTGCTGCCCGGATGCAGGAGCATTTTGAGCAACTGTCGCCAGGGTACCGAGTCGAGTCTTGGGTGAGTGAGTTGCCGCCCGGAGCTCCGTTTTCGGAGGGAGACTACACCGGCTATTGTGCGAAGCCTTACGCTCTCCGGCATCTTATGAACGAAGGCGTGGACATCGGCATTCTGCTCGATGCCTCATACTTCCCAATTCGAGATATTACGCCCCTTATCGATCACATCGCAAGCTCCGGCTATTACATGACGCCCGATGGATACACGCTGGGGCAGTGGATGAGCGAGCGGATGCTCGAAGGTTTCGGGCTGAATCGTGAAGATACACTTGGCTGGCCGGGCTGTGCTTCCGGTTGTGTGGGAATCGACTTCCGGCGCATCAAGGGCCGCTCTCTGGTGAACGAGTGGTGCGCCGCTTGGCCGCTGTTCGCCGGTTTTCATTCAAATGAAAAAGCGGCCGATCAATCCCGATCCTACCGGAATGTCGGCTGGGTATCGGATGATCCGCGCGTGCTGGGACACCGGCAGGATCAGAGCGCTCTGGGAGCGATTGCGCATCGGCTCGGCATGACGGACTATTTCTCGGCTCCCCATTTCGCGGCTTACTCGGCGTCGCATCAGGACTGCCCCGAGTGCTGCCGCGCGACTGATGACACGGTTTTACTTTGCGAGGGTATGTGAAGCTCATTGCCGGGGTCCTTGCGCGCAACGAAAGCTGGGCTCTCGGTATGACCGCCCGCGCTGTGCTCCAGTGGTGCGATGAGATTATCATCCTCGATCACGCCAGTACGGACAATACGCCGGCGATTGCCATGCAGGTTGCCTGGGAGCATCCGAAACGGGTCACGATTTTACGTGAGCCTTCTCCTCTCTGGGAAGAGATGCGCCACCGGCAGCGGATGCTCGATACGGCGCGGGAACATGCAGCCACGCACTTTGCGATTGTGGATGCGGACGAAATTCTCACGGCGAATCTGTTGCCGAAGATTCGCGGTTACGTCGAAGAGACGCCTGCCCGCTCGATCCTGATGTTGCCCTGGGTATGCTTGGCGCGCGGGATCGAGCGCTATTACTCTTCGGGGATCTGGTATCGGAACTGGGTGGTCACGGCGTTTCAGGACGCCCCGCAGTTGAACTGGTCCGCATCTCTTCGTGGTGGCTATGACTTCCATCAGCGAAGCCCATTCGGTTGCGCTTGGGGTATTTACCGTCCAGTTGACCAGGCGCTGTCGAACCATCGGGGCGGTTTGATGCATCTGCAATTTGTCAACGCACGCCGGCTCAAGGCAAAGCAATATCTGTATCAGCTCATCGAACGGCTGCGCTGGCCCGGTCGTGATCCTGTATCCGCCGTAGTGGCGCGTTACCGCCCTGCGGTCGCGCAGAGTGATCCGTCTGTGGTATCAACCGCTCCCGTGCCGCCTGCCTGGTGGGACGGTTACGGTGATCTGCTGCCATACTTTCATGCCGACCAGGAGCCTTGGCAGATAGAGGAGATTTCCCGGCTGCTGCGCGAGAAGCCGGAAATTGCGGCCGGTCTCGATGATTTCGGGTTGCGCGCGGAGTTGGTGCCATGATCGAAAACGGCATTGTCGAGCGCGTGCAAGGGAATGCGGCGGTTGTCGCGCTCTGCGCTTCGGGCGGCGGATTTCTTGCAGAGCTTCCCAAGGGACAGCCGCTGCCGAGTTGGACCTATCAGACGATTTCGAATGTGCCAGAAGGCCGCACGCTCGCCAGCATCGGCGGACTGCGCCGCTGGCACGTTCAGGTCGATTGTTTCGGCTATGCCGCGTCGGATGTCATCAGTCTGAGTGAGGCTATCATTCAATCGCTTAACGGATTCAAGGGAGTCCTCTCCGACACGGATAAGACCTCGGTCGATTCGGCGTTTTGGATGGATTCGCACGATCCCGAGTTCGATTCGGTAAGCCGGACTTGGCGCCGGGTGATCGAGTTCGAAGTGTTCTACGCAAGTCAGTTCTGAAGCCCACAACAAAGGAGATTCCACAATTATGCCTTTCGCTATGCCTTCCACCTACACGTCTCTTGGCGGCACTGGATACGGTTCCACGTTTTCCATCGGCTCGCCCCTTGTGCCGGTGCTTGAGGTCAAGTCTTTCGATATCGACTCCCTCAGTATTCCTGAGGTTAATGTCACGCACCTGCTGTCGCCGAATGCCACGGAGGAGCTACGTCCCGGCCTCGCAAAACCCGGCATGATTCAGATGTCTGGCAACTTCATCGGCGATGCGAGCCAGACCGGCTTGCTCACGATGGCTGTTGAGGGCGCGCAGCAGAATCCGCAGACTCAGCCCTTCTCTGCCGTGGCTCCGATGAAGGATTCGACACGGACGCTGACCGTCACCGGCGTTGGCTACATCTCGAAATTTAAGATGGGCGCCTTCGCTAATGGCAAGCCGGTCGATTTCGAGTGCTCGGTTCAGATCAGCGGACTGATCTCGATCAACGTAACGTAACCTTTTGCCGCGGGGTAGACCAACGGTAAGTCGCCTGGCTCATAACCAGGAAATTCAGGGTTCGATTCCCTGCCCCGCTACCATCTCCATGGATCTCCCCTCTCGAGCAAGGCGCGGGCTTCCCTATCGCTCGCTCACAGGTGGCGCTCCGTTCGCGTTCGCGGGGCGCCGCTGGTGGCTGCGGATGACGTACCGTGTCTTGCTCGATTGCGAAGAGATGGCGGACGTCGATCTATTGTCGCCTTCGTTCGATGTGACCAGGCCATCGGCGCGTTTGGTTCGGGCGTTGCTCTGGGCCGCGCTCATTTCCGCTGGCTGCAAGTTGAGCGAGCGACAAGTGGGAGCGAAGCTCTCTTTGCGCGGGGCTTCGCGGGCGCACACGGCCTTACTCAATGCGTGGCTGGCTTCAATGCCCAAGGCCGCGAAAAAGCCCGACGCGGAAGGCAAGCCGCATACGTGGCGGGACTCGTGGGCGTTTGCGGTTGAATCCCTTGGGCTCACCACGGAACAATGGCTCGATATGACGCCGTTGCAAGTAGGAGCTCTGCGCGCGGTCTATATGGAACGATTGCAGAGAGAAGAGTACCTGGTCGGGCTGATCGCTTCCACGGTGGCGAACTTCGGGCCGCGCGTCGTGCATAAACCGTTCAAGCCGGAGTCCTTTATGATTCATCCATTCGAAGCTCCCGATACTCCGGTTACGGGTGAAAAGCTCTTGTCCGTGTTCATGCCGATCAAGGCGTACCTCGAAAAGGCTTTATGACGAAGTTCACCTTCGAAAACGACCCACAGCAGTACGTGATGGATTTCGACTTTAACGTGCTCTGCGATGCGGAAGCCGAGCTGGGGCTGGATCTACTGCCCGCGATCATGCGTTGGCCGATGCAATCCGCGCTGGAGTTGCGTGGCGTCGTGTACGCGCTGATGAAAACCAAGCATACGTCGGTCACGGTTGCGGAGGTAGGCGGATTGCTCACGCGGGAGCTTACAGCGATGCGCAAGGTTTTGGCTCTAGAGTTAATCGAGGCCGGGATCTATGAGCCGCGCGAAGAGATCGATGAGTCCGCGCCTGCTGTGCCCGCCGATGCTTCGCTTCCGCAGCAGCAGATCGAAACGGTTTCGAGCTAATCTCCATGGCATACCGCGCCGAAAAGGATCTCGTTCACTACATCTCGGGTACGATTGCGCCCTCGGTGCAAATCTCCGGGGTTGAGGAAGTGGTCGCCGCCTTCGATGAGCTGCCTCGGTACATTCAATTGGCCGGTCAGGCGCGGGCGTTGCAGGCCGCTGGCGACGTGTTGCTCGAAGCGGTCGATTCTCAGGTACCGATTCGGTTAGGGATCGATGCGGGAGACATCACGGTCGAGGGCGGCGACTTGAAAGGCGCAATCCGCACCGAATTGGAGTTGGACGCGAACTATCGCGGCGGCGTGATCGAGGTCAACTTCGGCAAACTCGGCTACATCGCAAACTTTGTGGAATATGGCCATGTGATGAAATCCCATTCAGGAAAGACGCTCACTGGCCCCAAAACTCCCGGCGGCTTCGTGAAGGCGAATCCGTTCATGCGGCGCGGTTTCGATATGTCGGCGGATCGCTCGATAGAAGCATATACGGGATCGATGCGAGACACAATCATACAGTGGGGCGAAAAGCACGGAGTGGAAGTAGCGGCGTAGGAGAGATCGAATGGCGAGACGCGCAGCGGGCATCAAAGTCGATTTCCAAGCTGGTACCGGAACCTTCCTGGCCGACGTAGACAAGGCAAAAGCCAAGGTTATCGAGTTCAATTCGGCCAGCGCCAGCAGTATGCGGGAGAACGCCGCCGTGGTGCGGGCTTTCTCCGGGGATCTGAAAGGTAGCAACCGCGAACTCGCGATGATCCTCACTAACTCGCTCGGGTTAGGTCCGGTGCTCACCGCGGCGTTCAAGGTTGCCGGGCCAGCGATTTTGGCTGTGTCGGTAGTGGACCTTGGCATTAAAGTCAAGAAGGCGTTCGATGATATCCGGGAACTGCCAGAAAAAATCACCGGGGCTTTCCGCACACTGAGCAACTCATTGCGCGCGTCGAACGACGAACTCTCACTATCGAACGCGAAGATCGAAAATGAAATCGCGAAGCTGGAAAAGAAGCCAGAGAACAAACTGGCAGAGGCTCTGGAAGAGGCGCGCGTCGAAGCGGACAGACTCGCGGATTCGCTCGACAGGGATCTTTCCGCGCTGAACAAGGCACTTAAGGAGAATGAGCCCGGCTGGTGGAGCAAGGCTGCATCTTGGTTCGCGAATGTTACTACCGGCCCGGCGGCTGGTCTCACGCAGGAGATCGGCGGCGCTGCTGGATTTGGCGGCTTCACCGGTAAAATCGATAAGATCACGGCGGAGGGAAACGCCGCGATGGATCGTGCATTAGCAGAGAAAAACGTCAAGGCCGAAGAATCCGCGCGGCGCGAGATGAACCGTCGTCTGGCAGAGGAATACGGCAAAGAATTACAGGCCGTCGCCGAACGGTTGAAGCCGATCCAAAAAGACGCCAAGGGATACTTTATCCCCGTCGGGACCATGGGGCAGCAGCAAGCAGTTCCCGCAGGCGATGTAGAGATGCTTCGACACCTACAATCCGTGCTCAAGCAACAAGAGGATCATGCGAAGCTGCTTTCACAGAATCAGGAACTCACGGTAAGGCGCGGCCAGGCTCAGGACGCGGCGGAAGCCACTAAGAAACTTACCGAGACGGAGAAGGCGCTGGCGGCTGCCCATCGCGAGGTGCTGGGCATCGAGAACGAAGGCAGTCCGTATCAGAAGTGGTTACAGGAGCGCCAGGCAAAGAAGGAAGAAATTCGAACGAATTTTCCAAACCAAAGAATCGACTTCATGGAATTCGATCTTGACACAGCTCTTGAGGCCGACAAAATCCGCGCCGATCAGCAAAAAAAGATCGCCGAAGAAGTCGCAAAAGCTCGGGAGCGGTTTGAGGTGGAGCATTACAAGGAAATCGATGAGTCGATCACCGCCCTGTCCCGCGAACAGATGGAGGTCTGGATCCGTGATTACGAGCGCCGGGACGCGCTAGAAAAGGCCTCGATAGCCGGCGAACATGCCCGCGCGCAAGAGTCTGCCCGCCATGTCAGCCGCATGGATGATATCGTTGGACGCGGCGGCCGGGATGCAAGCGCGCAGCAACAACTCCTGGCGGCACTGAGAAGCTATAACGCCCGAGTAACGGCGGCTCGCGAGGTGCTTAATCTCGAAATGCAAACGGCTGAAGTGATTGGCGATGAGGCCAAGAAGCGCGAAGCTACCGACCGTGCCGCACTTGAAGCCGCCCGCGCTCGCAATGAATTAGCGGAAAAGGAAGTAGAAATCCAACAAGAGCAATTCCAACGTTTCAAGCAAGCCCTCGAACCGCTCATCAACGACATCTCCGGCCAGTTAGCGGATACGCTGACGGGCAAGAAAACCAACTGGGGGAAGAGTCTCGAAAGCACGGGCCGGGGAATGTTGCAATCGGGGATTCGCGGTGGCTTCGACCGCGTACTCGGTTTGGCAAGGCCCGATGGTTCGCGCTCGAATCCGATGTGGACGCGAAGCGCCGATATTGCGCCGTCCCTTCCCGGAATGCCGGGCGCCGGCACTCCGGGCAATGCCGCTGGCGGCTTGGGCATTCTGAGTCTACTGACTAGCCTATTTCCCCACCGGGCGGCTGGTGGACCGCTTTCGGCCTCAGGAATGACTATTGTTGGCGAAGACGGTCCTGAGATATTGAGTGGCGTATCGGGCTACATCACAAGCAACGCAGATGCGCACCGGATGTTTGGCGGAGGCGGAGTCACGGTGCCAGTTTCTGTGGATGCGCGCGGCTCGGATATTGGAGTCTACCATCGAGCGGTGGATGCGGCGCGGCACTTGAGCCAAGCGGCCATGAGCGGTGCGATGCGAGCTCAGGCGGAACGTTCGCGAAGGGTACCAGTCTAAGATGCCAGCCGGAAGCGCGATAACGATTCCTTCGAGTCCGCCCGCTCCCGCTTCGATTGAGGCGGCTCCAAGGCGCAACGCGTCGATGAAGGTTAACCCCTTCACCAAGGCGCAACAAACGCAGGACTGGGGTGTCAATTGGGAAGAGTTATCCATCTCGTGGCCGCCGATGAATCAAGCCGACTTCGCGGCCTGGCAGACCTTTCTTGCTGCACTTGACGGCGTGGTCAATTACTTCACGTTTTCGGCGGCAGTGTGCGCTCAGTACCCAGTCGAGTTGACAAATGGCGCGACTCCCGCTGTGCCGTTGAACTTTCGGTTGAAACAGGACCCGCATTACACCATCGAGAAAGATCGCTACTTCCGGCTCACTTTTGAAGTGATTCAGGCTTTGTAAGCGCCTGCAAGCTCCCCATGCCCCGGCCAATCTCAGCCGCGATGCTTGCCGCGCTCTGCGCGCCACAACTGAATCCGGCTATTTTTGTCGAGATGCACTTTGTGGGCACAACGGTCTATCTCTGGAGCGGTCAGGGATCAATCACCTGGAATGGCCAAACTTGGAATGGTAGTTTCCTTGATATCTCGCTTCCGGCCGATGGAACGCAAGTGGAAGCGAAGGGCCTGGTGTTGACGTTCTTCGGCCTCGATCCCACGGTAGCCCCTTTGGTTCAGGCCTATTTCAAATCGGGGCAGCCGGTGAAAGTGTATCTCGGACTTTATTCGGCTGGCAGTTTGATTGATTCTCCTGTCATCGCCTGGGCCGGCCGGATGGATCAGCCGACATTCCGTATCTCGCCAGAGGACCTGACGCTTTCGATCAATTGCGAGACGCGGCTGCTCGACATGAATATTCCGGTGGCGTTCCTTTACACGAACGAACAGCAACAGGCGCTCTACCCCGGCGATCTCGGTTTCTCTTTTGTCGATTCGATCCAAGAGAAAACGCTCTTCTTTGGCGGCTATCCGGGCGGGTATAAAACGAGCTAAGTCATGGGTGGTATCGCTTCATTGTTCGCGGGTAGCGGATTCGGAGCTGGCAGCGCTTCCCTGGGTGAAGGCGCGGCTGTTACTTGGGGCGCGAGCGCTGGTTCCGTGATTTCCTCGGCTATGACGGCGATCGCTCCTTGGATGCCGCTGATTCAGATGGGCGCCGGGCTCATCGTCAAAGAACTCGGAACCTTGATCGGCGGCAACCATCCCCACATTCCTGGTATCGCGCAACGCAACCCCATCGAACCATGGCAAGTCTGCTATGGACGTTGCAAGACGGGCGGAACGTTGATCTTCGAGAACGTCTGGGGAGAGAACAATCAGATACTCGATCTTATTTTCGTCTTAGCCTGCCACCCCTGCCAGAGCGTCGATGAACTGCTGATCGATAACAAGCGCATCCAAATCAATACCAGTTCGGTTCCGAAGTCCGCCTTCGGCCCTGGCCCCAACAGTGGCACCAGCTTCTCGCCGGCCAACGAATCCTACGCTATCAGCGAGATTTCGCGCAGTAACGACGTGGTGAAGGTAGTCTGCGCGACAGATATTCCTTGGCTTTCCTCTGGCGATAGCGCGTTCCTCGAAAACATTCCAAGCGCCATCGATGAAAACCTGAACGGCAGTTACAACGTCTCGCAGATTCTTTCGCGCCTCTCGTCCGGCGGTGTTATCAGTATGGCTCAGGTCTCAGGCGCTTTGGGCACAGGCTACATGGTACAGAACAACGTGCCCGTCCTAGGCGGCTCCGGCGCCGGTTTGACCATCAACATTACTGCGGTTTCGTCGCACGGAGAGATCCTGGCTTGGACGTTGAACAACCCAGGCCAAGGCTACGGCTTCAGCTCCTCGATGGGCAATCAGCTCTACGTAAATCAGATCACGTCGAATGGAACTGCGAGCAACGCGCTCTTTACGATCTCTTCGGTAGCGGGCGCGGGGAACGTCACCTTCACGGTGCTGAACGGCGGTCCAACCATCGCGCCAGTGAGCACGGGACTAGGTAATGCGCAAGTCACCACCAACTGGCAGAATTACCTTTCGACTATCTACATCGAAACGATGCTGGGCAATCAGACGCTCGGACAGACCTTCGCTGGTATGGCAGATGGGACGCCTTGGCTCGGAAGCACCCAGAACATCGTGAGCCCCGAGAATCCAGGCAAGGCGGGCAGCAATACATCCGGCCAGCAGTTCAATCCCTGGACGAACTATTGCAGTCTGCTTGGTAAGACGGCGGTCTTCGTCCGCTTGACGAATAACCAGGGTTGGAACTATAACGGCGTTCCGCAATTCGCTTTTCTGCTCCACGGTAAGAACAACATCTATGATCCGCGCAACGGCCCGGCAGTCTCGCAATCGAACGGCGTAGTTACCTCAGGCGTGGCCGCAGTCGGACTGGCATCTCCCGGATCGGCTTTCGTCTCAGGCGATGTGCTTTCTCTCACGCAAATAGGTGGCTCCGGCGTTCATATCGTAGTGGACACAGTGGACGGCTCTGGCGCGATTCTGACTGCATTTCTTGATCCGAACAACCAAGGTACGGGCTACTTCGTGGCGAGTGGAGTTCCAGCCACGGGCGGTCATGGGTCCGGCGCGGTCTTTAATATTTTATCGGTTGGCTCCGCGTCGGGCATTGGTAGCGTGAATTCGGCAAGTCCCGCTGGTAGCGGAAGCGCCTATAAGATTGGGGATCTCTGCCAGGTAGTTCAATTCGGAGCTGAAGGCGGCTTCGTGAACGTCACGGGGGTGACTCCATCCGGCGGGATTACTGGAGTGATGCCGTGCCCGGTTGCCGGTTGCCAGGGCTGGGGATACACGCCAGCAAACGGGCTTGCCCTGGTAGGCGGCAGCGGAACCGGCGGACAGGTGAACATTGTTTCTGTGACCGGACTGAACGCGGCAAATTCGTTCGGCAATTATCCGGTGGGCTATTCGGAGAACTCGGCTCTCTGTACTGCGGACTTCCTTTGCGATCAGAGTTGGGGTTACAAGTGCGCCTACGGTGCGGATGTTCCGCTCGATGACTTGTCCAATCAGGCCTATGTGTGCGATACCCCGGTTCCGATGCTGATCGGCTCGACAGAAACGACGGAGCCGATGTATGCCTGCAATGGTTCGTTCAAGCTCGATGCCGGGACGATGCGCGGGAAGATCCTCAAGGATCTGCTCAGTTCGTGCGGCGGTCGCCTGGTGCAATATGGAACGACTGTAGGCTATCAGTACTTCATCCGACCCGCCATTTGGCCGGTGAACACAATCCTACCGGGGTACACGATCCCGACTTACGATCTACTCGCCAATGCCGACGGTCCGGTTGAATGGAAGGTGGCGCCCAGCGTTCGCGACTTGTATAACGAGGTCCGCGGCGTCTACGTCTCGCCCGACAATTTCTGGAACCGGACGAACTTCCCATCCTATAAGCAGGATCACGATCACGGCTACGATCCGCTGAATGAATACCCGCAGTACTCGGGAGACATCAACCTTGCCGCCGACTTAGGCGAACGCCGCATACTCGATATCGAGCTGCCCTTTACGATCTCTTGCGCCTGCGCCCAGCGCTTGGCGAAGATCGAGCTTTTGCGCCGCCGCCAATGGGGAAGCGGAACAGCGAAACAGTTGATGGCGGCATGGCAGTTCGTGCCGGTTGACGTGGTGGATATGGCGTTCTCTCCGCTGGGCTGGACTGCGCGCGCGGTTGAGATCATATCCGTTCGTCCGCTGGTGGAGAAGGTGCAACAGGGCGGAGCGGAGATGGTGCAACTGGGCTGTGAAATCGAGTTTCAGGATGCCGACGCGAGTGTCTACGAGTGGAGTACTGAAGAGCAACTGAGCCCGCAAGGATATGTCCAATCGAATTATCAGACTGGCTTCGAAACGGAGCTTGTGCCCTATCCCTGGAGCCCAGGCTATGCGGTCCCCTTGCCCGGTGATGCGGTAGGCGGTCCGGCGACTTTCGGCCTGACGCCGGTTTACGGATTCGAACAGCCTGGTAATCCGACCTTCGGGCTCAAAATAATTGGTACGCCAGCGCTCAACAATCTGGATGATGGAATTGAGCCGCCCTACATCCAATGCTTTCCCAGTCCCGTTGGCGGAGGGCTGCCGCAAGGGGCGAGCTTCGTGGTGGGCGTCTCGGCAAGATCGGCCGGCGGCGCAAGCTACCAGGTCACCGATTACAACGATGTGTGCCATGTCACGATTCCTCTCGGCTCGCCGATTGAGCCTACCGGATCGATTGCGGTCAATATCAACTACGGCTCGGGAGACGTGGGTGCTGACATCTATCTGGCTCTCTATGTCCCAGGAAAGGCCTATCAATGGCACTGGGTTGCCACGGTGGGAGCCGGAGTTTCGAGTTATACGATCACGGGGAACGAGCAGGCGCCGAATAACTGGCAATCGACCGCAGGCGGCCCGGACACCGTGCAGTATCGCCAGCGCCTGATCTTTGTGCCGGTGAGCCATTCGGGTGTCTGGGCGCAACAGGTCCAGGCCGTCACGGGAGCCAGCGCAACTTCGCCCGGTACAATCAAAATCGCCGAATCGCCCGCATCGACGAAACCCACCACGGCGAATCAGTACGCGGGCTACACGCTCAGCCTGCTCGCGAAGTACCCTGGCGCCAGTTCACTGGCGATTCCGGTTCTGAATATGCCGGTGCTGTCGAACACCGCGCCCGATTCCAACGGCATGGTGACTTATGTCATTGGCCCGAATGCCTCCGGACAATCTTTGCCGGATCTCACCACGCTGCTGGCTATCGGGGATCTGCTGGTGATGCGCGATAAAGCGACGTTCACCGCGAATGGTTGGAGCGATCCGAATATTGCGAACACTTACTATCCGAGCGGAGACACGGCAGTCGAAGCTGGTCACGTGGCGCTGATGCTGAGCGGCCCGGACACGGGGGACATGCAGTCCATTGGCGTTGTGAATTCGGGCGATACGGGATATACACTCAGTGGCCAGTGGGAGACACAGCCGGATGACGGTGACTTAGTAATTGTGTGCGCCCCAGCTCTAGCTTCCGAAGTAGTGTGCCCGCCTGCTAAGTTCAGCACGCCAGTCCCGTGCGTCGTGGTGGCGCAGCCGAACGTGCAGAATCTCCAAGGGCAAACTTGGCTGCTGATCGTGCGGACGGAAGATATTAATGGCGATCACTGCCCGGACACTTACGCGCCGATGCGTGATTTCTATGAATTCGGCTCCGGCGGGAGCACGGTAATAGCGAGCTGATCCGATGGTGACTCAATTGGAGCTGATAACGGACGGCGTGGCAATCATCGACGCTACGAATGGACCAGTGCAATATCTACTGCTGCCCACGGCAGTGAAGCCGGGCCATACTCTCCACGCCATGCGGATCGATGCGACTACGAACGAGGTTGACGTAGTGGCTCCGGCCGGTCAATCTCCGCCCGCCAGCCCCGATGCCTTCGCTGGCGGCGTCACTTCAATCGCCTTGGCTCCGAACTCATCGCTCTATGTGAAGCGTCCGAACATACCGGGGCAACCGCTGATTACGTTTTTTGGCGGATCGGCTCCCGCTGGCGGTGGAGCGATTCCACATCTCGTCACCGCGGCCGGTTCACCCATTGCCATGGCTCTCCCGTCTGCCCTTGGCAGTGATGGTCAAAAGCACTCCTATCTGATAAAGCAAGACACAGTAGGCCAGCTCATCACGTGGGCGCGCGGGACTCCGGGCTTCCGCGGCGTGCAAGATGACTTACCGGGTCTCTGTGATCCGAATACCTGGAGCACACTTGAATTCATGTTTCACCAGGCGGACGGCTGTCTTTATCTGACGAACTACATTCTCGGGAGACACGTATGAAGCGGCTTCTTTTCCCCTTTCTCTTTTCGCTCTTCTTCGCCAGCCTGATGTTCGGCCAGGGAACGGTGGTTGTGATCGCCGATCCGACCGGATCTCCGCACACAGTTACCTGGAGACTTCCACCTGGAGCGCTGGCCAGTAACATTGTGGTGGCCGATTACACGCCTGTGGCTTCCGGTTTTGCAATCACGGGCAATGCCGTTTCGCTGCTCTATGGAACCAATCCGACCGGCGTGAATGCGTGGTTCGATCCGGTCTACCACAACGCCTACATGACGGTCTTCGATAACTCGACGCCGAACCATCTGCCGATGCCGCTCGATCTTTCCTCGGGCTGTCTCGCCGATTCAGGCAGTACGATCCACTGCGGACAAATGCAGTCGGAGGGCGGCTTCGTTTCGAATGTCACCAATAACTCGACCAGCCCGGCGACAGTGGGGAGCTGGCAGGGATTCAACTCAAATACGGATGGTATCTTAGTTCGTGGCTATCACGTGGCTCCCACACCGGACGGCTTGGGCGGCTATGTGGCGCTTGCGCCAGTCCCCTACGCTCCTTATGGGAGTAATGGCGGGACAGCGGGCACAGTCTGCTTCGACGTGTACGGTAACGTCGTCACTCAACCTACGCCACTGCGCGGTCTCTCACCTACGCTCTGGACCAGCTCGGCGACTTCGACGGTCGTTGAGTGGAATGGCCCGAGCGCGATGCAGGGTTATTACAACCCATCGAACCCGACCATCGCGCCAACGCCATACCCGATCAACGGGACGCCCTGCACGCCACCGATTCAAACTCCGAGCGGCATTCCTTATGGGATCAACAATAGTTCCTACTATTTTGGAGTCAAAGGCTTCGCCACGGCGGAATATTCGTACAACGCATTCCAGGCGCTGTCCGATGGGACGCACACTGCGGGCGGCTTGTTGATTGGGCAGGCGCTCGCCACGACGATCTATCCGCAAGGAACGGTTACTGCACAACTTGGCACACTTACGACTCCGACCGCACTCGGTGGCCTATTTTACGCGTACCCCTCCGATCAGTGGCCCTCGCCCGGCACAATCGCGACGGTGCATAATCCACTGCTTGATGGCTATTCGCAAGCCTATCAGGGGATGTTCGCTTATAACTCAACGTTTGGAACGAACGGTTGTTTGGGTGTGGATGTTGCTAACGGAGCTAACTGGGGTTGCATCGGAAGCTGGGTGCAATATGGCAGTACTTACTCTGCGAGCAAGGCTGTTTTTGAGAGCACGGGGGTAGCGGCGAGTGGGGTTGGTGCGGCTTCTTATGTACAGTATTGTCATAATTCTGACACTCAGGGTAACGGAGGGTCACCAGTGTCTATATCTTGCACTTTTGCAAATGCTGTTACTCATGGAAACACTTTACTCT